TAAGCAGTATTGTGCCTAATATTATGTTTTGAAAGATATTTTCTAGCCCACACACCAAGAGGACCCTCTGTGGCGATATGGATATAATCCGGACATATCTTCTTAATCTTCTCGCCCATTTTCCTTGGATAGGCAATCTTGACTTCGTTGTAGCGAGGGCAATCAAAGTAGCTGAAGTCCCCGGGAGTAAGGTAAACAATGCTATAACCGTCCAAAATCGCACACGCTTGGAGATTTTTGTATGTCGTGACAACGCCATTGATTTGGTCCGGTAAGTTGTCAGTTATTATCAATATTTTCTTTGTCATTAATTTTAGTCCATGTTATAATTTCCCATTTACCATCATAGTGTTCAACTAGGGCAGTGCAAGATTCGACCCAATCGCCATCATTCATATATATCACACCATCAATCTCTTTGATTTCGGCATGGTGAATGTGACCACAAATCACACCATCGAATCCACGTTTCTTACAATAAGCGGCCAGATTTTTTTCAAATTGAAAAATAAAATCTACAGCCTTTTTTACTCTGTTCTTAAGGTATTGGCTAAGACTAAAGTACCCAAAACCAAAACGATGGCGTATCCAATTGAACTTACTATTAATCGATAAAATGATATCATATGCTTTGTCTCCTAAAAATGCTAACCATGGTGCCAACCTTGTAATCCCATCAAACAAATCTCCGTGTGTAACAGGATAATGTTTACCATCGGCACCTATATGTTCTATTTGATTGTGTATCTCCATTAAACCAAAACTGAAACCATATGGTATCATTGGTCTCAGGAACTCATCGTGATTTCCTGCTATGTATACTACTCTAGTTCCATGCTTGGCATGTCCCAAAATTCTGCGAACAACATTTGTATGACTTTGTTTCCAGCGCCACTTATTTTGTTGTATTCTCCATCCATCAATAATATCACCGATTAGATATAGTGTGTCACAAGAATTGTTTTTGAGAAAATTATTTAATTTATCTGCTTGACTATCTTTTGTACCAAGATGAACATCTGAAATAAAAATGGACCTGTACTTCATTTTGACCCCTGTTTTATTATGGTTTTGTTTGATGTATTATCCATATTTTTAATGAACAATGTTGTTCCATCTTGAGTCAAAGTTATATCATACCCTCTATCTTTATTTATTAACATGGTAAAATCTTGGCGTATGTGTCTATCTATTTGCCAATAACTATTTCTATCGAAAACATATAATTGTGTTATTGCATTATAGCCAACCTGAAATGCATTCATTATAAGTGTGTCTAATGCATTTGTAAGATAATTTGTATCTAATTCGTTGATATTCAATTCATCATATTTTAATGCATCGACAAACACCTTAATATCAAGTGCATTTCGGTCAAGTTCAGTAAATGCAAGAGCATCAAATGTTTTTGCATTATCATCAACCATTTGTTTTACAATTTCTTTTGGTGGTTTCACAATCAACATGTTGTCAATTGCCGATTCACTCAAATTAAGAAGTGTTGGTTTTAATGGTTTTATTTCGGAGTTTGTTGTCATGGTGGCCTGAAATGCTTGATTGAGTACAACAGAACCCATTGCTGTGCGTACCTCAATTTCACCAACCGTGCCATCCAAATTTGGAAGTAAAACAATCATTGATTGTCCGATTTCATCCACCGTCATTGTGAATGCCGTTCCCCGAACCGCAATTGTTGCGGTTGGTGTGTTGATTGCTACATTCTTAGCATTATCTTTTGCTATGCTACCGGACGCATAACGAACGGTACCGAGAGCAACCTTCATTGCTAATTTCCCGGCACCTTTAGATTTAGGATCATAAACAAAATCGTCAATGACCAATTTCGAGTGTTCAGTTACACGAACCTTTGTATCATCTTCAAAAGTTATACCAACAACGCCATTAACGGTTTGAACAGTATCATTAGATTCTACGCCAGAATTTATCTTGGCCTCCATCTTTGATTTTTGTCTAACTATCTCGGCGTTGCCCTTTTCTTCAGTTACTTTACCAATAGCACCATAACAATTAATGCTGAATAATAGAAGTAGTAGTGCTAGAACCTGTGACATTCAGCGTAATTATGTTTGGTGTTGTTGTTCCATTTTGTGTAATGGAAATCGCATTACTATCACCAATAATATTTGCCGTAATTTTATGTCCAGCAAAGGTTGGTGACCCATGAGCACCAATCTGATTTGTTGTTATATTGTTTGAATTACCAACAACACTAATATTGTTTTCAATATACTTACTATTCATATTAGATAAAACATTATTTAAATTACCAGCAATCGCCAAAGTATATTGGTAGTTGTTGGTAATATGAGATGTACCCATATTGAATTCAACCATGTTGTTGTCACCGGTTTTTGTCACAGTCATAGTACCACCGTTGGTACCAAAGTTACCTTGATTCAATTTGAATGTGTTTCCGGAACCGGTTTGTGTGATAGATGCCGTAGAATCACCACCAATAAAATTACCAATAATGGTGTTGTTCATACCATCCTGGTTAATTGTCAACAGCATAGAGTTACCATCGATAACAAATGCTGGTGTAATTAAGTTTGTTCTGTCACCAACTTGGTTTCCAGAACCCGTTTGTGTTATACTAACTGATGTATTATCTGAGTTAGTTTGGTCAATATACACTGAGTTACCACCGCTATTTGTAGCAAATGCGCTGGCAACGAATAACAAAGACATGATACCAGAAAGTATCGTCTTTTTCATTTTTTATTCCTCTTTATTTTGCGTTTGTTTAAAATTCCACAATTTCTTCTGTTCACCTTGATAAACCAATTCCTCAACTGCCAAGTCAATTGCCGCTTTTACGGCATAAATTCCTGGTTCTGTTGATGTGCTTCCAATTTCATTTTCAAAAGATTTTGTCCCTTGGTCAAAAAATTTAAATGTTGAAACGGAAGTAGCAACACTCAAAATTGTCTTTTGCGTGTTGACGGTTAAAATTACTTCACCGGTTTGTACATTAACCGCTCTTAGAGAAACAGTAACCATATCTTCTTGATATTGCGTACTTGGTCCAATACCCAAGTATCTAAATCCAAAACCACCTGTACGCTTGTTTGTATCATAAGAAACTATAGCACCTTCAATAATCATACCTGCAAAAAGTATTGGTCTAAGATTTGTGGAATCTTTCAATTCTTCTCTTGCAGAACGTATTAATTGACGTTCTTTTAAAAGATTATCAAGACCAACCCTTTCAACAATTCTAAACCACTGGCCATCTCCAACATCTGCTAATGCCTTTAACAATAAAGATTCTGCACCTTGCGTAACCGCAGATGAAAGTTTTGCAATGGATGCAGAGTCTTTTCTTTGTCCAGTCTTATCTGTAAATGTATAGACTGCAACAACGATAGGTTGACCAGATTCCGGTTCAGGAAAAGGTCTTTTAAATTTTGTGGGTTCAACTTTTTCCGCTTCAATTGGATCAAAAGCCCAAGGTACCCCAGCACAACCAGTTAAAAATGATGACAACAGAATGGTGTATATTAAGCGTTTCATTAGAATTTAAACTGTGCCACAGGAATAATAACTTGAGTAATTGAACCATCTTGTGCAGTTACTGTCAAATTAATTTCATCTCCTGTTTTGTTATATTTAATTGTATTGCCAGAAATAACAACACTTCCAGAATTTTGAGGATTTTCACCAAATAAATTATTAACCAACTGTGAAGATAATTGTGCATATACACGTGATTCAAAGTTGTTTAAAAATTTTACCAAATTTGTATTATTTGCCGCTGTTGCCGCATCTTTGGCCGCCTGCAATCTTGCCGCTTCAATAGCATCAGCACGTGTTCTTTCGGTGTTTTCTATTGTTTGAACGTGTGACGAATAGCCAACACCTGAAAATGCCGGCGATTTAAAAACAAATGAAAGTTCAGCTTTGCTTGTTATCGTCATCATAGCGATAACTACCGCTAGAGACATTTTTATTAATTTCTTCATCTTTTTTATTGACCTCCCTCATCATTAAGACAATGTTAATTTTTTGGTTCAATCGGATTAAATCGTTATCTAACATCCTAACACGGTCAATCAAAGCAATTAAAACTGCACTTGCTTCACCTAGTACAGGTTTAATTTCTTTTGTTACCCAAGTCCAAACATAATATATGAAATATCCCATACCAGCCGCACTGATAATGGGAAATCCATATTTGTTAATTAATTCCGAAAGGTTATCCATTTTTTAAATTTATACCAATAAACTTTTATTCTATAGGTGAAAGATTTCATTCTTTCGGTCTTTTCAATTTCAGACAGCCTCAGATTCTCTATTATCTGTTTTTGGTTCTGTGTTAACATTCGGAACTTTCCTAAGAATTATTCTACCATCAAAACTTATATGAACATCAAAACGGTCTCCAGTTTTAACTTGAAGACTTTTAGCTGAAAGTTCTTTATCCATGAGAATTGATCCATCAGGCATCAAATCAAAAACGTAATCTACAAATAACATTAATCTCTCCTTGCGTCATTTTTACCGTCTGCCCTAGCAATACGGTCAACATCTGGTTTAACACCTAATGCGTTTGACATTAGTGTGTCAATTCTGATAACATCATGGTTCATTGTTTTAACACGGTTATCAAGTGCAGTAATTATACCACTAAGAGACTTGACAGAACCTGTCACACCTGCTAAAATAAACTTGAGTGTAAGAAAAACAAAATAACCAGCGGCCATTGCGGCTGCTATTGGAAAACCAACATCAGCCACCAACTTAAAAAAGTCCATAATCTACCCCTTTTTTATCAGGTATTTATTGATTCCAACAACTATATAACTATTTGAGGTCTAGAATGACACCTTCTTTGATGGTTTTCGATAACTTTTATATCAATCCAAATCAAGTTAGAGACTATGCTTTATCTTTGCCATATACGATTTCTGGCAATTATCCAGGTTTGCGTACCGATATAATGCGTGGTGTACACAATTCCAGTGCAAAAACCATGTTCGAAGATATTTTACGCCAAAAAATCTCTTGGTGGCCAGAAGAATATAATACAGCTTTTCAATACACCACCAAAAACGACAAAACATGGATTCACCATGATCCTACAAATTGGGCGGCAGTCATATATCTAACACCAGATGCACCACTAGAGTCTGGAACGGCAATTTACCGTAATAAAGAAACAAAGATTTCGATGTATGATTCAAGAATACCATCAACGGATTACAACAACAACACGGAAGAAATAACTGATTTGGATAGATGGGAACCAATCGTTCAAGTATCCAATATTTTCAACAGGCTTGTGATGTATCGTGGTGAATATTACCACAGAAGTATGTTGCCAGGCTTTGGCGATTCAGTGTATAATGGACGATTGTTCCAAACATTCTTTTTCAACACAGAGGTATAATTATGAATATTCAAGGTATTAAATTGGTGACGGGTGAAGAAGTCATCGCTGACATTTCAGTAACCGAACAGGGACAACTTGCATTAAAAAATGCAGTGCAACTCCGACTGGCACCACCTAAGATTGCGGGTGGTGCACCTCAAATGGGATTTGCTCCTTTCCCCGCATTTTCTCAACAAAAACAAGATGAGGTAATTTTGGTAGAACCTCTACATGTGGTGTATCACTACACTCCAGCAACCGATATTTCCGATAATTACAACCAAATGTTTGGTTCCGGCATCATCACTCCACCAACCCAAATCATTACCGGTTAATGTCTCTTTTTTATACAAATGTACAAACAGTTGGCAGTAACATCCTTTATCGTGGTGTCACTGATGGTAAAAGAACAAAACTGAAGATACCATATCAACCGACACTATACGAAAAGTCTAGCAAAGTTACAAATTATACATCATTAGATGGTGTGTATCTACAGCCACATAAATTTGGTACGATGCGTGAAGCACGTGACTATCTACGTCAGTTCGAAGGTGTATCCGGTAAAACCATCTATGGTCAAAATCGTTTTGAATATGCCTTTATCGGTGAACAACACAAAGAGATGATTGATTGGGACTTTGATAAAGTTTCGATTGCAATTGTCGATATTGAAGTTGGCTCAGAGAATGGTTTCCCCGATCCATATCTTGCAAATGAACCAGTTACTGCTATTGCCCTCCGATTCATCGGTGGGCATATGTTTGTTTTCGGATGCGGTGATTATGAAGTCAAGGGACAAGAACGTTACATGAAGTGCAAAGATGAGTATCATCTACTCAAGTTCTTCCTCAAACTCTGGCAAGAGAAGTGTCCAGATGCATTAACTGGCTGGAACACCAAGTTCTTTGACGTACCATATCTTGTAAATCGTATGCGTAAAGTTCTTGGTGAAGATGAGGCTAAGAAGTTGTCTCCGTGGAACATCATATCTGAACGCCAAGCATTTGTTATGAACCGTAAGATGACGGTGTATGAACTTGTTGGTGTCGGTGACCTTGACTATCTTGAACTGTATAAATGGTATTCACCAAATGGCAAGTCACAAGAATCCTATCGTCTTGATGCGATTGCACAGTTTGAACTTGGTGAAGGCAAAATCTCATATGAAGAATATGAAAATTTACACCAACTTTATCGTTTGAATTACCAACTCTTTATTGAATACAACATTAAAGACGTTGACTTGATTCTGAAACTTGAAGATAAACTGAAGTTGTTGGAACTGGCACTTACTCTGGCTTATGACACTAAGACAAATTATGATGATGTGTTTGCACAGACACGCATGTGGGATGCTCTGACATATAATCACTTGATGAACCAGAACATCGTGGTTCCCCCACGTGTTATCAAAGATAAAGATGCCGCATTCGAAGGTGCATATGTGAAAGAACCGCAAGTTGGTCTACATAATTGGGTTGCATCATTCGACTTGAATTCTTTGTATCCACACTTGATGATGCAATACAATATCTCGCCTGAGACTTTGATTGAGCCTGCAAATTACACACAAGAGATGCGTGATATTATTTCACAGGGTGTATCTGTTGATAAACTTTTGAAAAGGCAGGTTGACATTTCAAATTTAGAGAATGCCACAATCACACCTAACGGTCAATTCTTCCGTACTGACATTCAAGGTTTTCTTCCAAAAATGATGGAAGAAATGTATGAAGACCGTAAAAAATTCAAGAAGATGATGATTCAGGCCAAGAAAGACTATGAGGCTGAAAAAGATGATACCAAAAAATATGAAATTGAAAAGCGTATCGCCAGATACAACAACCTACAACTCGCTAAGAAAGTCTCTCTCAATTCTGCTTATGGCGCTTTGGGT